CATCGACTTCAGGGTTTCTGCGTGGTCAGGCATACGACTCTCCTTCTGATTGTTGATCGGTGAGTGTATTTACGGTTCTGAATCCGCGAACTTATTCGTCGTTGCTCTTCATCCCGGCTTCATAAGCCAGCTTCAGAGCCTTCTCGAACTTCTTCCAGTCCTTGTCTGTTCCGAGCACATCTTCGAGACCGGAGTCATCGGCGATCTTCTTCAGGGCTTCAGCCTTGGAGAGCGGAGCGTCAGCCAATTCCTTGGCAAACTTCTTCGGCTCAACGACCTTGTTCGCTTCGTTCAGAACGCCAGCGAGTTCGAGAATACGGTTCATCACTTCTTCCCCTTTGCGAGAGCTTCGAGGAACGACTTGATTTCCTTGCGGAGGTAAGCCTGAGCCTTCGGGTCTTCGACGAGTGCTTCAGCCAGGGACAGAACCTTCTTGTTCCCCATGGCTTCTTGAACGACGTTCGGGTACGCGTCTGGTGCGGACGGCTGGTACACGATGTCGACTGTCACGAAGCTGAAGTCAGACACGGAGCCTGACTCGTTCACATTGCCAGTCCCACGAGAAGAGACGCCGAGACGGACGCCACCTTCGATCAGACCCTTGGCGATGTTCCCAGACGGTGTGTTCAGGAGCTTCATCTTGCCAATCGCGTTCGCGCCATCCATACGGCACTCAGTGATCGCGTGCGACACGTTCGCGAGGTTGATCGACAGAACGTCTGGGTGATTCAGTTCGCCGAGGATGAAGTGACCTTCATTGATTCGCTTGCCAGCGATCTCGACTGCCTTGGAGATCTCGGCGAGTGGGTACTTCCGGCCGTTGCCGTTCACCATGTCGGCTTGCATCATGATGCCGGACAGGTACAGGTCATTGCCGCGACGCATCTCAGTCAGCATCGCAGCGACTGGTGTCAGGTTTTCAGTAAGGAGCTTCATCATTGGAATCCTTCAATGGAGATAGCCTATTTAGATCAGGCGGCTGGAGGTGGTTCAATTCCAGCGCCGGCTGGCTCTTCAATCGGCGCTTCTTCTGGTGGAAGTTCTTCACCACCCTCTGGGCCACCGAGGCCAGCATCAAGGAACGAATCGACCTGTGGCCCGCCGATGTCCTCTTCGCTGCCGAACCCGCCGCCGGCTTCACCTTCGCCTTCAGAGCTCACAGCCACTGCGGCACGGTTCTCGTACACAGCTGGGTCGTAGATCTGCTGGATCGACGAGACGTCAGCGTCTTCACGGATGTTCCGCTCTTCCTTGAGCATCACTTCGTTCATCTGGATCTCGTCATCAGTCAGGCCGAGGTAACGCTTCAGGATGAATCGGCGGCTGAGGTACTTCGTCGCTTCGATGTTGTTGAACGAACCGATCAGATCGGCGTCAAGAGCAGCTTGACGGTACAGGGCGAAGTTCGCTGGGTCCGGTAGCTTGATCTTAAAGATCTCGTCATCGATCTTCAGGCCGCAGACCTTCAAGTACACCTTGAACTCTTGGTCCATGACTTCGTCGATTCGGTCTTGCAGACGACGAACGAAGTTCGCGAACCGGAGTTCTTCGATGTACGCGATGCCGACCTTGCCGTCATTGTACTGCGCGCCTTGACCATCAGCACCACCCATGTACGATGTCGGGATCCGCAGACCACGGAACACCTTGTCTTGGAAGTACTTCAGCAGGTTCGTGCCGAAGTCCTCGGTACCGCCTGGCAATGTCTCAACGCGCGAGCCACGACCAGCAGCCGTGACTGGGAAGAACAAGTCCTCTTGAATCGATGTCGGGTTGTACGCGCCGTCGACTGTGTCACCGCCACCACCTTGCGAGGTCGGCGAACGCTTCTGACGGATCTCGTTCTTGATCTGCTCGAGGTACTGCTTCACACGTTGCGGTGGCATGTTCCCGGTGTCCACGTAGAACACGCGACGTTCTGGAGCACGCACGATTCGGTAGATGATCACGGCATCTTCGATCATCGCGAGCTGACGGTACACTCGGTAGATCGGCTGAAGGATCGAGGCACCGAACGGAGCCGACATCCCCATGTCATCAGACATTGTGAAGTGGATGATCGCGGCTGCTGGAATGATGTCGAGTTCTTCAGTGCGTGGTGCGTACGGCGTGTTCTGGCCAGTCGAAGGCTTCTTCACGTGGTACGCGATCTTATCGCCATTCTCGTCGACTTCGATGCCGTGCACGAGCGATGGGTCAACGTACTTCCACTTCTTCGTATCGGATGTCTTCCGGAAGAAGCAGTCGCCGTACTTCACGAGGCATCGCGAGATTTGGAAGATGCGCTTCTGAAAGTCTTGAAGCTCTGACCACTGGCGAACGGCTTGACGGAGCGTCACGGTCGTCGAGTCAGAGACGTCTTGGTTGTCTTCCTTCTGGTACTCGATCAGGAACGGGAGCTTCGACTTCTCGTCCTTCGTTGACATCTCTTCAGCGATGATGTCGAGTGAACGTGCGATGTCGATGTCCGTGTCCATCGAGTCGTACTGCTTGTACGATTGCGAACGCGAGCCAGGTCCACGAAGAACCTGTGAGTACCACTGAATCGAGGAGAGCGAGCTCACATCGGTCTTACGCGGATCGTACGCGTCAGTTGCCAATGTGGTGTACATCTGCTTACGCGAAGCAGGTGTGATGATCCGCCAGTAGTTCGAGAACGATGACATTCAAAATCCTTATTGACGCACTGTATTCATCCACGCCGCAGCCTTGTCTGGCTGTGTCGGCATCAGTGCCTGTGATTGAAGGATCCGTTCAGACAGACCAACTTGTTGTGTCTCCGCAATCAGCGACTGCTTCAGAATGTCAAGGATCTGCTTCAGCACTTCTGCTGGATCCTGAACACCCGGCGGCACAAGCGCAGCCGCAGCCTGAGTGGCAGAGGCCTTTCGGTCAGCTTCGGTCTTAGCGTCCTTCTCTCCGTTATTTACAGTTGCAGGAACGACAGATTTTGGTGGTTGCGAGGCCGGTGTTGCAATGGCTGCAGCAGTTGCGGGTGCAGGAACGACGGATTTTGGTGGTTGCGATGCTGCGACAGCAGCTGCGGCGGCAGCAGTGACCGCTGTCTGTGTTCGCGGGTCAACTGGGCCGAATGCCGAGCCAGGCGCCTTGTTCTGTGCGTACGGGTTGAACGGCAGGCCGCTGTAGTTGATCAGCGGGTTCGGCGGTGTACTAACCTGTGGACCGTTGATTGAGGCGCCATTCGGTGCCTCGGTACCTGGCAAGGTTTTCGTCGGATCATTTGCCGTCGATAGCGTATCAGCGTCGTTCTTCTTCTTTACTTGTGTCAGCACTTTGGCAAGAGCTTGTTTGCGAAGGTTCTCTTCAGCAAGCTTGTCAACCTTAGCTTGATCCGGTTCTTGATCTGGATCCTTAAGTGTCGCCTTCAGCTCGTTCGCAGCCTGTACCTTAGCCCGGTCACGCTGATCCTTAGTAACCTTCGCCATCTCATCATTAACTGGCTTGGTGTACTTCGTCATCAATTCTTCTGGCGAGAGCTGTGCATTCGCTGCGTTGTCTTGTTCGCCGGCAGTGTTCGTTCGCATAGCCTGACCAGTGCGGACAGCCTCAGCACCGAATTGATCGAGGTTCGTATCGTACATCGAGTTCGGCGAGGCATCAGCACGAAGCGCATCTGCAGCGAGCTTGTTCGCCTTCAGAATAACCTTCGTGTTCTTGTCTTGCGCCTTCTTAGCGTCATCACTTGACGACATCCAACCAGCGATCTTGTCAGCGAAGACCCCGCCAAGTGTTCCAAGACCAGTGACGATCGCGCCACCGACCATCACGAACGGTGCTGCCGGACCAAGGAACGGTGCAAGCATCATCGCCGTCGAGCCAATGCTCGATGCTACGCCAGCTACGGCCGAGATATTGCCAGCTCGCTGCTTCGTCTTCGCTTCTTCTGAGTTCTCGCCCTGTTCGTCGCCGATCTTTGCAGACTCGTTGTAATCGTTCACAGCACCGTAGATCGCAGCACTACCGGCAATGATGCCAGCAGCACCGAATGCCCGCCCGCCCCACTTCGCTCCCTTACCACGAGCCCAGCCACCCTTCTCTGGCCGCTGCGGACCGACGAAGTCATCTGGTGTCCCGTAAGGGTTCCCAGGGGTTGGAGCCGGCTTGCCGATGATCCCAGTCTTCGACATCAGGCCGGCAATGATGTTCCCGGCTGTAGTACCCATCACGGTACCAAGTCTTGAGAACCCGATGATTCCGGTTGCGATTGCGGCAAGACCACCAACGATCGAAGCGCCAATGTGACCCAACGGGTTCTTCATCATACCGTCAAGCTGCGTGATGATCGTCCCAATTGATCGATCGACGCCGTCAAGCTTCTTACCAATGTCCCGGTTCCCGCCGACGTCACCAGACTGCTTGCCAGCTCTGATTGCTGAGGCAGCTTCAAGTGCTTGTGAGAGGCCTGAGGAGTCAAGCATCTCGCGCATCGTGTCGGACTGGTACTGCGAACCAGGCCCACCACGCTGTTGCATCTGCTCGAGACCGGTGTTCACCTGTCCGAGCAAGTCCATGTATCGTTGCTGTTGCTCGTCGGTCTTGTACCGATTCATCGAGAGTGAACGAAGCTCTTCGGCTTGCCCACCGCCCATGCCAAGCAGGCCAGCAGCCTGCGTCAGACGGTTCGCTTGCTGGAACCGTTGCTTCACCGTGCTCTTACGCTGCTCGAGGATCGCGGCTGTGTACTTCTGAACTTCAGATGTCGAGAGGTTCAACGATCGCGCGTACGACATCTGATCCAGAATTGCCGCCTGCCGCATCACGGCTTCCTTTGGATCCAAGGCCGAGAGTTCAGTTCGGACTTGTGCGTCTTCACCAAGCTGGCGAGTCATCTGCTCGAACTCTTGTGCGGTGATGCTTGTTGACAACCGAAGCTTGTCGAACACCTTAAGCTGACTGCGGATCGCATCACCCATCTGAGCTTGCGGAACACCGAGGGCCGTTGACGATGACATCATCGCGCCAGCAAGCTGGTTCGCTTCGTCACCGAACACACCGAACTTCTTCAGCGCATCAGTACCGATCTTCAGGTTCGCTTGGAATGCAGAGAATGAGGACGCGCGCGAGACCGCAATCATGTTCTTGTCCATGAACTGCGCGTAATCACGCAGGCTCATGCCAGCCTTACCAGCTTCCCAGTACAGCGACATCAATGAGCTGACTGACGAATCGATGCCGCGCGCCGCAAGTACTTGGAACTTGTCATCGACCATTTCGATCGCACTAGTAAGCGACGTGCTGACAAGGGCTCTGAATGCCCCGAGCGTTGTCGAGAGCAACCCGAACATCTTGTTCGACTTCTCAACCGAGAATCCAGCAGCCTCGAACCGACGCTCAATAACCTTGTGAACAGAGTCGCCGAAGGTTAGCCCTTCCTTAGCAAGCTCCTTATCGCGGTCCTTCTGCTTCTTGCGCTGATCCTTCAGTTCTTCGGCCGCTTCGTCTTCTGCAACTTCGGCTGATGTGCGCTTAGTTGACGTTGGGGTCGAAGTTCCAGTTGGGTCATGCCCAATGTCAATCTTATCGCCACCTTTGCCTGGCTTCAGAATACCAACCTCACGGAACTGGCGGACAGTCTCCTTCATGTACTTCGCCGCAAGGCGAGTATAGTTCGTAAGGTGAGTAAGCGAGGAACCGAACTTGATCACGTTCGTGTTCACCTGATTCTCAACAAGGTTCCCGAACTTGATCGCTGCGGTCTCGGCTTCTGGGTCCAGCGAGGCGACCTTAGCCGAGTTGATCGCGTCTGTGATAGCCCTTGAGACGTCGCCGGCAACCTTACTGAAATCAATCTTACCGATGTCGGTTCGCGTGCTGCGAAGGCTGACAGCGGCCTTCTGAACACCTGTGCGGAACACACCAAGGCTAGCGTTCGTCTGGTTCGCAGTCTTCGACATCACCTTCAGCGAGTCGCTAGCATCGTCAGCACGATCTTCAAGTGTCTTCAACGACGCCGCGGCAGCGAGGATCACCTTGTCCTTGGCGGCGGCAGGCTTCTTGACCTTAGGGGCGGTGGCCGCCTGATTCCTCGGAGTCCTGTCCTCCGCCGCACGGTCCAGCCGCATTGACTTCATCGCAGACGACATCGCGTCCTGAATCGCCTTTGCTACCGCTCTCGAGTCTTCTGGGGTCAACGCCATCCTGGGTCCACTTTTTGAGCCCGATGAGGAACTCGTAAATACTTGCTGAAGAGATCAGTATTTACACACATACGG